TTTAATTGGCGAAAGACAACAGGAGCATACGTAGATAGACATACAATGCTCAAGATTATAGTAATGGAATATGGCGAAAGATTAGGAGAATGATAAAAAGGTAGTATAATAGAATTATGACAGAAACAATAGAAACAAAAATAGATGAAGCAGGTGACAAGACTGACAAACCAGACACATTTGGTATTGTTAGATTACTTGGATATGCGATAGCAGATAGAATGATTAAGAAGATGGAATACACAATCGCGGACAAATATCAAACATCATTAATAATGAGGCGTAGGAAAAGAGAGTTAATGAAAAAGATATTTTTGGATTATTGGGCAAAGAGCATGGGAGTAGTATCGGCGACCTGTGAAAAGGTAGAAATATCAAGAGAAACATTTTATAGTTGGATGAAAGAAGATCCAATATTTGCAAAGAAGATCAGTGACTTAACAGGGCAAAAGAATACAATAGCCGAGGATTTACTATGGGGAAAAGTGACGATCAAAAAAGATGGCGCATGCATTAGATATTACCTGGATAGAAAACATCCCGGATACAAACCAAAGGTAATCAATGAAGTAGTTGCCGGGGATATCACATTAGAAGATTTAATAGATAAAGATGAGGACGAACTAAATAAAAATAATGACGAGAATAAAAAGGACAAATCAGTGGCTGATGGAAAGCCTCCTGTCGATAAGAAATAAGAGAGGGGAGATGGTAAGGTTCAAATCAAATACGGCGCAGGAATGGTACTGGAAAAAGAGAACGCGCCGAAACCTGATACTAAAAGCAAGACAAAAGGGATTGAGCAAAGTGATAGATGGAGATCAGCTAATAGACTGTATAAGGAAAAGCACAAACGCTGTTGTTATTAGCCACGAAAAAGAGGCAACAAAGCGTTTATTTGCTTCGGTTAAATATTTCATTGACAACATGAAAGTTAAACCGGCGTTGTCAATCGATTCAAAGACAGAGATAAAGTTCCCAAAGAGAGATTCGTATTACTTTATAGGAACGGCAGGACAAAAAGCGTTCGGAAGAGGAGATACAGTAAGCAGGGCTCATCTGTCAGAGGCCGCGTTTTACGAGGACCTAGAAAAGATACTGGCCGGAATATCAGAGGCCGCAGAATATGGGCAGATAGATATCGAAACAACGCCAAACGGCCGAGAACAATTTTATGATATGTGGGAAAAAGCCAAGACAGGCAAAAGCCCATACACAGGCATATTTATACCTTGGTTTATAGACAAGGAATATAGCGCAGACTCAATGACAGAAAAAGAGAAGCAAGGATTGAGTGTCGGTGTACAGGAAATGTTTGCGATACCGGACAATGAATTTATAGCAGGATTAATGGAAGAGGAAAAGAAACTGGCCGAAAGAGTAGCAGACGAATACGGGATAGTGTTAACAGCAGGACAATTCAAATGGAGAAGATATAAGATATGGGATAAAGGCGATCTATTCTGGCAGGAATATCCAGAGGATGATGTCAGTTGTTTTTTACAAAGCGGACGATCAGTATTCAAAACCATAGTAAGAGATGAACGAAAGAGAGTACCACTGGACGACATGGTCGCATTTGAAAAATGGGGAACACAAGAAGAGCGCGAAGCATTAAGGAAAAGAGTATTATATGCAGGAGTAGATGGAGCAGAGGGAACCATAGACGGCGACGCGCACTGTTTCAGTGTGATAGATGTCAGGCCATTAGAAAACAAAGCATATGTGATTTATGAATATACAAGCAACGAACCGATAGACATCTTCTGGACAAAGATAAAAAATGTTATAATGGATAAAGATGAAAAGCCACAATTTAGAATCATGCTTGGAATAGAAAAGAACGGAGTTGGAGTAGCACATACCAGGCAGGCGATGGTGCAAAGGATCAGGCACAAGGAATGGGTAACATCAGGAACGACTAGGCCAGTGATGATTACTGAATTAGAAGAGGCATATAGAAAAGAAGAGTTGATCGAAACATATAAAGAAGCAGAAGACGAAGCACGAAATATGATATACACCAAAAAGAACAGACCGGAACATCAATCAAACAAGCACGATGATAGAGTGTTCGCAAGAGCCATTGCATGGCAAATGAGAAAAATGCCAGTGCCAAGAGTGACACGTTTATAAAATAATGCTATAATAAAAATATGGGAATAATCACAAAAATAACAAACGCATTCAAGAAAAAAACAATCGTTCAATACGGAGGGTTTGATGTGTTAAGTAGGTTAACATCCGGAGCCTGGAGCAAGACAAAGATGCTAGAGCAATACGAGAAATCGCTATACGTATTCGCATGCGTATATAAAATAGCTGAAAAGGTATCATCGATAGACCTGGACCTTTATCAAATAATTAATTCAAAAGGAGATATCCGGGAAATACAGAATCATCTGGCGCTTGATTTATTACACAGGCCTAATCCATTTCAAACCAAAACAGAGTTTTTGAAAATAACAATGATCAACAAGAAGTTAAGCGGTGACGCTTTCTGGTACAAAGTCAGGAACGAACGAGGACAGGTAGTTGAGCTATGGAACCTAAGACCAGACTATATAGAGATAATCAAGGACCCGGAGGATTTTATAAAAGCATATAAGTTTAATAAGACAGATGGAACGCAGGAAGTACTAGAACCTGAAAATGTTGTGCATTTCAAATACCCAACACCATTGAATGATTACTTCGGCACAAGCCCAGTTAAAAGCGCGACTGTCAGAATAGACACAGAGAAATACGCAGGAGAGTATCAGCGTGACTTCTTTTTGAATAACGCCAGGCCAGATGGAATTATCAAAGCAAACACCGGAATGAATTTAGATAAAGCTACCAAAGACGAAATCAGGGAGGAATTTGAAAAACGACACAAAGGAGTAGGCAAGAATAGCAAACTGGCAATAGTAGAGGGAGATATCGATTATCAGCAAGTCAGCATAAGCCAGAGGGAAATGGATTATATAGAATCATTGAAATTTACTAGAGATGACATCCTGGTAGCATTTGGAGTACCAAAGGCAATCGTGGCCATAACAGATGACGTCAATCGGGCCAATGCAGAAACATCGATGTATATATTCCTAAGCGAAGTAATCAAGCCAGAGATATCAATGCTAACAGAAAAGATAAATGAAGAATTAATAAAACCGGACTTCGGCGATAACTTATTTATTGATTACGATGATCCAACGCCAGAGAACAGAGAGCAAACAATCAAGGACTATGAAACAGGGATCACAAATAAATATCTGCTCGTTAATGAAATAAGAGCAAAAGAGAACCTAGAGCCAATCGATGGAGGATGGTCTATTTATAGGCCATTAAGCGATGTACCGTCTGGTGGATTAAGCAAAGGAAATCAATCAAAGTTTATTAAAGAATGGGTTGATAGGAAGAAAATAGAAATAGAAGATCATAAACTTAAAGTATTCAGAGGACGGGATATTCTATTGAAGAAATTTCAACTTAAGGAAGAGTTGGTAAAGGAGCTTAAAAAAACATTTAAGAAGAGAACGGTAAGTGAAAAAACAAAAGACATCAAAAAGAATAACGCCAAAAAAGAAGTAACGCCATTAATTAAAAGTGAGATCAGAGAGAAGTATACAGAACTAATAATAAAACAAATAAATCAACGCGCCGAGATATTAAAGACGGCAATGAATGGAATAGTACAAAAGCAAGGCGATGAATTAATCGCAATGTTAAGTAAGCGCGATCTAACAAAAGCAATCGGCAAAGAAACAAATAAATCAATAAGTGATTTTTATAAAGGTCAAGAACCAGTATTCGCAGAGTTCGTATTGCCATTTATAGATGAGTTCACTCGAACGGCAGGAACAGAGGCAATGGCCATGGTAAACCCAGACAAAGGATTTATAATGACAGAGGCAATTCGAAAGACATTAGAAAAGAGAGCAGAAGAATTCGGACTAGGAGTTAATAAGACAACAAGAGAAAAGATAACTAAGACGATCAATGAGGGATTAGTGGAGGGAGAGAGCATGATAAAGATAAGCGACAGAATTAATTCAACATACGAAGAGTTCCCAACATGGAGATCAGATTTAATTTCACGAACAGAATCAACAGCCGCTAACAACGAGGGATTTATAGAAGCATACAAACAAAGCGATGTAGCCACGCATAAGGAATGGATAGCAACCATGGACGACAGGACAAGACCAGCACACCAAGAAATGAATGGACAGATCGTACCAGTTGGAAAAGAATTCTCAAATGGGTTAATGTATCCACAAGAACCAAACTGCCGATGTGTGATAGGACCCGCATTTGAAAAATAACTATACTTGACATATAATTAATGCTATAATAAATATATGACTAAAATAGACAAAAATAAAATATTGAAAACGAGCATGATTTTCAAAGTCAAAGAAGTTGATGATGAGAAATACATTATCAAAGGAATTTTCTCGACTGGAGGAGAAGACAGGCATGGAGAAATTATAGATCAAGCAGGATGGGATACTAAAGACTACATGACAAATCCTGTGATTCTATTTGCACATGATCAGTGGACACCGGCAATCGGGAAAGCAGTAGAACTGGGAGTAGATGGAAATGGAAACTTAGCCGGAGCAATACAATTTGCCGCTGAAGAATTTGAATTGGCAAAGACAATATTCAATTTATATAAGAATGGATTCATGAGAGCATTCTCGGTTGGATTCATGAATAACAAATACGAAGTAAACGAGGATGACGAAACATTAACATTAAAAGAAAATACATTATACGAAATCAGCTGTGTAAATGTACCTGCGAACGCAATGGCGTTGGCCAACTCAAAAGGAATAGATACGAAATCAATCAAGCAAGCGATCAAGAAATCGATGAAGCAAGCACGAGATAAGAGAATGGGAAAGAAGATAGAGAAGAACGATGTTGAATTATCAGATGGTACGATTGAAAAAATCAGTAACAATTTATATAAAAAACTTCAAGAAACAATAAGCGCCGATGATGTCGTGAAAAAGACTAAGGTCGAAACCCCTACCGACAAGGGCGGTGTCAAGAATAAATATTCCAATAGGAAGATTAACTTGGCAATTAGACAGTTAGTAGAAGAGAAACGTAAAAAATTAATTAACAACAAATAAATACATGAATATAGCAAAATTGATAGCCAAATTCGTCAAAGATGGATTTGAAGCGCTAAAGGATGATGAGAAGAAGTTATTGAAAGATAACGTCAGTTTGATGTCACCATCCCAACGCGAGAAGTTTGAATCAGCAACCAAGGAAGTCGATCCAGAAGAAGAAGAAGAAGAAGTAGTAGAAACTAAAGAAGTTGAAGAAGAAGAAGAGGGAGATGAAGAAGTCGATGAAAAAGCTTTGAAGTCAATGATTTCAAAGAGTGTTCAAGATGAGATCGGCGAACAGGTTGATAGCATTTCTGAAAAGTTAGTTACAAAATTCTTTGCAGGAGCAAAGGATCAACGAAAGAAAGTACTTGACACAGGAGAAAAGAAAGACACAAGCGGAAACGAATCCACTAGAGAATTCATGAAAGCCTTATTGGGAAAAGATACAAAGGCATTGAAAGCAATGCAGACTAAGACAACCACTTATAACCAAACTGGCGATGAAGCTAGAGGTGGTTATTTAGTACCAGAAGAGTTGCAAGCAGAAGTATTGAGAATCGCTGAAGCTGAATATGGTATCGCAAGACGTGAATTCACATACCTACCATTCAGTGGGCCAGGAAACGAACGTAAGATCCCAACACTAGCATCAAGCGTATCAGTTAGTTGGGTAAACGAAGCAGGATCAAAGCCAGGAACTAACCCAACATTTGGATTAGTAACACAAACGCTTAAAAAGTTAGCCGCAATTATTCCATTCACAGAAGAGATCCTAGAAGATAGCGTAATCAACTTGACTCAATTAGTAGCAACACTATTCGCAGAAGCCGTATCCAAAGAAGAAGACGTTCAATTTCTATATGGAACAGGAGCGCCATGGACTGGTATTCTAAACAATGGATCAGTTGAAGTAGTAGCATTGGGAGCAGGAGAGGGAGTATCAGATATCACATTTGAAAAGCTTATTGACATGCAAGACGAATGTGCCTCTGGAGCATTAGCCGGAGCAAAATACTACATGAACCGAACCATTTATAGTTACCTAAGGAAGTTAAGAGCAGACGCAGTTGCAGCAGCAGATGGAAAAGGAATGTTTTTATTGCCTCCTAACAAAAAGAGCATTGAAGATATCCTAGACTATCCAATCGAACTATCCGATGCATTGCCAGACAAGACATTAGCCGGAAACTCAAAGCCATTCGTTATATTTGGAAACCTAAAGCTAGCCGCAATATTTGGAGACAAACAGCAAATCAGAGCTAAGCTATTAGATCAAGCCACAATTACCGATGGAGATGGACAAACGACTATCAACCTAGCAGAGGAAGATATGATCGCACTTAGATTGGAAGAGCGTGTAGGTTATGTATTAGCACTACCTACAGCAATCGTAGTTCTTAAGACAGGCGC